TAACACATTAACTAACTCAATAAAACAGAGGACAAAGCGATGGCATTTCTAGTATCACCAGGCGTCGAGATCAAAGAGATCGATGCTACGAACGTAGTCCCAGCAGTATCTACCAATATTGGCGGATTTGCAGGATCGTTCAATTGGGGGCCAGTCGAAGAAGTTACTACAATAGGTTCAGAAAATGAACTAGTAGAAAAATTCGGCTCTCCAGATGATAATACAGCTAAATACTTTCTCACTGCGGCATCATTCTTAAAGTATGGAAACGCATTGAAAGTAGTTCGTTGCAAAAGTGGTCACGTTAACGCGACCGCCGATGGAACCGGACAGCTTATTAAAAACAAAGATGATTATGAAAATAATTATGCCGATGGTAGTCTTTCTGAAGGACCTTGGGTAGCTAAGTATCCAGGCGTGTTAGGAAACAGCTTAAAAGTTTCCGTCATCACATCTGCGATTTCATCATTTAGTGGTTGGGCATATTCCGGGAGTTTCGAGTCAATACCCGATACTTCTGATTATGCAACAGATTTAAGTAAAGCAAACATTAAAGATGAATTACATATCGCAGTAGTTGACGAATTAGGAGCTATTTCCGGAACACCTGGTCAGGTGTTGGAAACATTCGCATACGTAAGTATGTGTTCCGACTCAAAGAAGAAAGATGGAACATCCAATTATTATAAGGAAGTGGTTAACGCCAATTCCAAATATATTTGGTGGGCCGATCATGATACTTCTTTAACTGACGCTGGAGAAACTACAGCTTCTCAAGTATCCGGTACAGCAATGACTACTAATACTTCTGCAATTGATTCAAGTTTAGCGGGTGGCACCGATGCAAATTCACCAACAGTTGGAAATATCCAAGATGGATTACTTCTTTTAGAAGATTCTGAAACAATAGATGTAAATCTTTTGTTTGCAGTTCCAGATGCTGATGGTGTTAACACAATAGCTAAAAAGCTTATTGAAATTGCCACAGCAAGAAAGGATTGTATGGCCTTTGTATCTCCTCCTTTGGAAGATACCGTAGGTTCTGCATCCCCAGCCGCTGACGTGAAAGAATTTGCTGATTCTTTAACTTCTAGTTCATATGCTGCTTGTGACTCAAGCGCTCTATATGTATACGATAAATACAATGATGTTTATCGATATATCGGAGCTTCCGGTCATATTGCAGGCTTATGCGCTAACGCCGACCAAGTAGCGGATGCATGGTTTTCACCAGCTGGTGTAAATCGTGGTCAACTACTAGGCGTAACAAAACTTGCTTTTAATCCTAAGCAAGCTGATAGAGATACTTTATATAAAGCAAAAGTTAACCCATTAGTTTCTTTCCCCGGACAGGGAATGATGCTTTACGGTGACAAAACTTTATTAAGTAGACCTTCAGCTTTCGACAGAATTAACGTAAGACGTTTGTTTATAGTTCTAGAAAAAGCAATATCAACTGCAGCTAAGGCACAGTTATTCGAATTCAATGACGAATTCACAAGAGCTCAATTCAGAAATATGGTTGAGCCATTTTTGCGTGACGTCAAAGGCAGAAGAGGTCTTACAGACTTCTTAGTTGTCTGCGATGAAACCAATAACACGGGTCAAGTGATTGATACCAATAGATTTGTGGCAGATATGTATATCAAGCCAGCTAGATCTATTAACTTCATTACACTTAACTTTATAGCAACAAGAACCGGAGTTGAATTCTCCGAAATATCAGGAGCATAGGGGGTAAGACATGGCAATTTTAGGCATAGACGATTTTAAATCGAAACTTACCGGCGGCGGCGCGAGGATAAATATGTTCAAGGCTACCTTGAACTATCCAAGTTTTGTCGGTGGAGATGTTGAAAAAACATCCTTCTTATGTAAGGCAGCACAGCTACCTGCAAGTACTATTACTCAATTAGAAGTTAAATTTAGAGGAAGAACTCTAAAAATGGCTGGTGATAGAACTTTTGCTGATTGGGGCGTTACAATAATTAACGACACCGATTTTGCTATAAGGGACGCGATGGAGCGATGGTCAAATGGTATTAATGCACATAGTGCAAATACTGGACTAGCTAATACAAATGATTATTTCGTAGATTTAATGATTGAACAGCTAGACCGAGATGGTTCAGTACTGAAGAAGTATGACTTCCGAGGATGCTGGCCAGCTGAGATCGCCGCTATTGATGTAAGTAACGACACCGAAGGAATTGAAGAATTTGGTGTAACTTTTGCAGTTCAATACTGGGAAAGTAATACTACTTCATAAGAGGTATAAATATTATTAGAGGGGAGGGAAACTTCCCCCCTAATTATATACTATAGGAAATAAATTATGGCAGAATTATTTGGCTTTGAGATTAATCGAAAAAAAGATTCCACCAAAGCAGATTCAAAACAAAACAGAT